TTTATTAGAAAGTTCCGCAGTCAATTGTAATATTTTCTAGTTTTCTTGTAGTTCCTGTGCAAGAAATCACCTGTGATGCTCCTGCACAATCATTCACAAAGAGAGATGCAATCTCAATCGGTGCAAAGGTTGTGACTGTAAGTTGGGGAGTGTCTACAGTTGAACCATCAGTGTCAGCAGTAAGAACACTTGCGAACTTAAATCTTGAGTCTACGTGTTCCCAAATAACTGCTGATTTCTTTGCAGCATTACCTTCGTGGTAATTGAAGAGAACACCCAAATCCCAGGTTGTTGTACTCGCAGGGGCAGCACCATTCACAATACCCAAATCAATTGTTCTGTCTTCTACTGTAAGAGCAGCAGTGTTGACTTGAGTTGTAGATCCGTTTACATAAAGGTTTCCACCAACTGTGAGATCATCAGCAACCGTAACATCATTACCTGCAAGTGTAATCGCAGTTGTACCATCAGATGCCTTAATGTCATTACCATTAATTCTTATATCACCACCAACAACTAAATCTGTAGAGAAAGTAGAAACACCAGTAACATTAATACCACCGGCACCAACAATAAGTCCTGCTGCAGTACTGAAGGTAAGATTAGCACTATCTTCAAGAGCACCTGAAGTTCCGGCAAGAACAACTCTACCAGAAGTTAGGTCTGATACCGTTGCCGAAGAAAGAGTTGTTTCACCACCAGAAATATCAGCACCACCATTCGCATCAATCGCACCAGTAAAGGTAGAAAGACCAGTAATACTAATATTTGTAGTCGCAACACTTACTACATTCAGATTTCTCCATCTCTTTGCATTACTACCTAAATCATGAGCATCATCAGTATTTGGTAAGAGACTTGAAATAAACTCACCACCGACATTAATATCATCGGTGTTTCCATCACCAATATTAATTGTACCACCCTTAAATGTTACGACACCAACAAACTCTGCATATCCACCGACATGAAGATTTTCTTTGACGGTAAGGTTTTTTGCAATTCCCAAACCACCATCAAATTGAACCGCACCAGTATTCTCGTCACCTAAAGTATTGTTGGTTGTTTCGGTAAATGATGCAATACCACTAAAAACCGGAGATGCAGAACCACTTGACCAAGTTAGATTTCCACTACCATCATTCGTCAGAACAGAAGATGCCGAACCCTGAGATCCTGGAAGTATAAAAGTTACAATCCCAGCAAGAGTTCCTGGGGATTTGATTGTAACAAAATCAGTGCCGTTATTTGTTCCTTCTACAAGATTTACACCACTTCCTGTGGTTGTAGTTTCTCTGGTCCAGTAACGATGAGAACCAAAAAACTTATTGTTTTGAGTGGTACTATCAATACCTACATAAAGTTCGTAAGAATCAGTTGTAAATCCAGGTTCACCATCCCTGAGTCCGGGAAGATTAGCAAAAAGACCTCTTTTAAACTGTAAAACAGGAGCTGGCATCTTTTTATACTATTTTTTTATTATTTATGATTTTTTAGAACCCCCCTGCATCCACATCAATCTTATCATCTAGAGCAACATCAAGTTGGTCCACAAACTCTTGAGGAAGTTGAGCATCCTCAACTGCAGATTGTAAAACTTGGTCTGCAGGAACTAAAGTATATTTTTGAAGTGATGCATCATATGTCAAAACATAATTATCACTTGCGGGAAGATTTGAGACTGCAACATCTGCTAAATCTGAAAGAAATTCTGCCACAACTGTTTTCTCCTGACTGATTGTAAAACTATTACCAGAACTCAATTTCACACTATGAGCACTTGCCTCACTGTTTTGAGATACCTTAAAATCTGCCATAAGTAAGGTAAGAAATTTTAAGTATTTATGTTGAGATACCTGCAGTCACCAGAGCCATCCCTTCAATCACTCTGGTTTTAGTTCCAGAATTGTTTGTGACTAAGATATCATAAAAATATCTTCCTGGAGTGATTGTGGAAGTAACTTCATCTGACATTGCAAGAGCAATCACACCTGTTGCAACTGTAATCGTGGTTGAAAAAGAATAAGAAGTCGTGGACTCTGGAAACTTTTTGATTTTTGCAACTGCACTTGCACCTGATAATGAGTATACAGAACCATTTGCATTTGTAATCGTAAATGAAGATGCAAAATCTGCACCCTGTTCAATTGTAATATTGACTGCTGGAACTGCCATTGTGGTTTTTTAGATATTTATCAATATAATTTTATCTCTTGATATATTGATTGAGTTTCTTCGTTGATTTCTTTTTTGATTTGTGCTCTTAAGTCATTGGTGATATAAACACTTCTTGCAAGTTCTATAAACTCTTCATCAAACCTTTGTTCTTTTTCTAAAACTCTCAGGTCATCTTCAATCTTCCAAAGTTTTTGATTTATTTGAAATAATTTTGTAAGATAAGAATCATTATAAACTTGAGATTCCTTTGCGATTTGAATGAGGTCTTGGAGTTCTTTTAAGACATATTGATTGTTTGTATATTGAGACTTGATTGAGAGTATAGAAATCTTATCTAATAGTTCTCCTGTTGAGATTGGTATTTTTATCATATTTTTCAATCAGCAAACTCAACAAAAAAAACAATAACAAGTCTAGAATCTTCCAACCCTTCTCCAAAATATTGACCTGGTGCATGATAATAATGTCCTGGATATATTACTACAGTGTTATATACATTTGGAACTTCATATTCAAAATCAAAATATTTTGTGTTATATTCAATTTTTTCTTTATTGAAAGATGAAATAATATCTTTATCTTTTGTAATAAAAGAAAGAACTTTGCTAGGTGGAATTGCTAGTTTATTCAAACAATTTTTTCTAAACAATTTGGTTCCAGAATTTTTTGGAGGATTTGGATTTAAATATATCACTCCGGAAAAAACTAAATTTTCTGAATTATTTTCATTCCAGACCGAATCCCTATGAATTAATCCACATTCATGTATAGATGTCGTTAAATGATATTTCATTTCTTGTATTCTATATTTATTTTTGGGATTTTGTTTATATTCAGAAAAATTTAAAATAGATTCTATTACTTTGAATTCAATATATTCATATAATTTTGGATTGATAATATGAAGATTTTTACTTCTTATTCCTGGATAGTATTCACAATTATCATTAATTAAATCTTTATCAATAAATTGAGACAGACCAAATTCTCTAACACTATCAACATCATGGTGTTCCTCAAAAAAATTATTAAACAAAACTAAATTCATTATTTTTTACATTTCAATACTTATATATTATTAAATAACATCAAAATATTTCATAATTTCTTTAATTTCTTTTTTCTCTATTTTTAAAACTCTTTGAATGTCATCTTCAGTATAATCTAAAAATTTTAACACTTTAAGAGTTTTTTTGAGATTTTCAAATTCTGTTTCTTCCATTTTTATTTTGAATAAACTTAATTATGAATCAAATATTCATTTTTGTCAATTTTATTTTCTTCAAAATCAAAGGTAGAATGAGATTCAATTTGCAGTATTATTTGTTTGTAATGTTTATACATTTCTTCTTCTGAAAATTCTACTCTTTGTTCATTCAACCTTGATGATAAGTTTGAAGAAAATCCACTTATTCTCATCGTATCAGGATAAAATGGCAAATCTTTTTTGATAATATGAAAATCTTTTGGATAAGATACATTTGTTTCATGAGTTCCTGCAATAAAAACAGATGCTTTTTGATTTACTGCTTTTGCCATATGTTGCCCACAACTATCACAACCAATAAAATAATCACAATATTGAATAATAGTTGCCCACTCTCTTATTCCAACATCTGGATTTGGTATAAAAGTTTTTCCGTCATGAAGAGAAGAATCTCCCATATAAATTACGTTATAGTCTTCCATTAAAGAATCAACCAAATATTCGTAAAAATCTTCAGGAATAGATCTATTGCTAAAATCAACAATTCCATAGTCTCTTTTATTTGCGGTGCTCCCATATGGTTGAATCACAATTGTTTTATCCTTTCCTTGATTTTCTTTTGCAGTTTTTAAAACACTATATGCAATATCAACTTCTGCAGAAGAACAGAAAAAATCTAAATTTGGAAGATCTGAATGGTCTGTAGTCTTATTAATTTCAAAATCAAAAGACTCTGCCATAGAAATTTGATTTTTATAATATTCTGGAACTCTATATGGTTCTGGAGATATAACTTCTTCTGCATTCAACCAATAATTTTCAAATATTCCTTTTGTTTCTGAATGAAAAGATCTATTTTGAAGTTCGGGAATTCCCCAAAACAAATACTCCCATCCAGCAACAATCACATACCATTCTTTATTTGGATTTAATCTGTGATATTTTAAAAGTGCCGGGATTGAGCAAAGAACTCTTCCTATTCCACCATCAATAAAAATAATCGTACTCATGTTTTTTAATTAGCAAATTGAATATAATTTCCATCTTGTAAGACATAATGAAAAAAAGATTGATGATAGTATGTATCATCATTTTGTGTTGAATTTTTTTTATCATGCCTTGATGGCAAGGGATCTCTCCAATGTGGTATTTGAATACCTTTATATACTATAGCATCTCCCGGATTTAATTGAACTGATTTTTCTTCTCCATACAGATTCATTAATTTAAAATCCCAATATTTTTTGAGATTAGATGAAATATGTAAACTACAAGAAATTTCACACTGCTCTTTATCCGTATGTATTTTCAATTCTTGATTTGAAAAATAAAACCTATCATACCAATAAGTTGTATATAATTTTCTTCCTATAAAATTTTCTATTATTGATTTGATACTAAAACTAATATGTTGATATAGTGGAAAATTACGTCTAGCAGATGAATTTGGCACTTGTGATTCATCAGAAATTGAAATTAATTCACCAGATTTTTTTTGATAGATTAAAACTTTGCCTTTAACTTCACCACTTGGAACTTCTGAATATAGAAGTGAGGGATCGCACAAATTTTTAATGATAAAAAATCCATGCTCTTCAAATTTCTCATTATATGTCCATGAAATATTTTTATTCATAAAATTATTTCCAACGTGGACCAATACACCATCCAACTAAAGATTTTCTTTGTCCTTTTGTAACTTTTAAAACTCTATGTAACATTCTAGAATCAAAAATTATAAGAGTTCCTCTTTGCCTTGGAGCAAAATATGAGTCTTTTCCATCTAAAATTTGAAAATTTCCACCTTCATAATCATCAGCATCTGATAGCAATAAAGAAAAAGAAAGTTTTCTAACATGCTCTGTTTTAATTTGCAAGTAATTATAGTAATCATCAACAGTTTTTTCAAAAGTGGTAGATGAATTTGGACGAATAGATGCAACGTGAGAACTGTAATCATCGTCACTATGCCACTGGTAGTATTGCCCCTCACAATAAGAAGTGTATTGCATAGATTCGTTATCAATATTTGTTATATCATATTTAAAACATTCTTCATTTGCTCTACAGATATATGGCCATATAAAACCATGAGTCCAGTGAGTTGTTGGAATCCAAGCATTCTTTGAATTTCTTATTTTTTGATTTAAGTTATTAAAATTTTCATTTTTTATCTTTGAATCTTTAAATTCTTTATCAAAAAATAATAAATCATTTTCAATTGAATTACAAATTTCTAGTGGTAAATTTGTGTTAAACCATACATTAGAATTTCTATATTTTATCTTATTCATTCACGTTATCATTTCTTCCTGTAGATTTTATATGCACCCAACCAGGGCAACTAAACAACGTTGTGTGGTGGGATTCTCCCGAACTGGTATGAAAAGTTGCATCAGATCTGGGAACAGTTGTTCCAAATACGTTCAGAGGAGATGGTACGAGTTTGCCAGAGTAAGAGGATTGCAAATATCCACTACAGCATCCTGATCCGGCAACATTACAAACATCATAAAACACTCCGGCAGTATTATTAGTAGTAGTAGCAGCTGCACCGAGGGTTCCATTGGCACCATTTGAAGCTTCGTGTACATAATGATCGTGCCCCTGGGGATTATGACTAACTCCTCCACCGTTTGCATTACATCCTGAAGTGGATGCACAAGATAGTATTCCTAAAGAACTATCTAGCAAATTACAAAAAAATGTTGAAGTTCTTGAGGCGCCAACAACTGAACACCCCGGTCTTTTAAAACACCAGGTTCCATTATTAAAACTGTTTACTTTTGAAAAAATGAAAGGACTTCCACATCCAGCGCCGCCACTTGCTCCACCGCCAGAACGGTTGCCCTCGCCATTGGGATGTCCCGACGACCAAGGGCCCACATTTGCACCGGCGTGAGTACCTGAAGCTTGAATTGCTACACATGCATCAACCATATCTTTGAGATTTGATTTTCCAACAAAACAATATTGACAGGTGCAACAAGAGGTAGTAGATGTTACACCAGTTACGTTTGAGTATGAGTTTGTATTGAGTGTTAATTGGGTGTCTGAAATTTTTCGTAAAATTTTTGGTTTATTGGGTCTTGGCATTTTATATTACCTCAAATAAAAGTTTTGCATCGTAAAACAATTTTTCAATTTGTTGTTCTGATTTTGGAATTTCATATTCTCCTTTCAAAACTTTTTCTGGCAAATTTCTCAACCAATCTCTATAAGATTTAAATTTCAATTTAGACTCAGGTGAAATTGGATAATCTTCAATCATAGTAATATCACTTTGATTAAGTTCAAGATTTCTGAAATTTCTGAGAATATTGATATAGTGTTCATCTGAATAATCATTTAATTCATATCTTAAATTTTCAGAATTCCACGATAAAAATTGTAAAATATTATCATATTCTGGTATAGTATATGGTCCAGTGTAACCACACAATTCCAATTCTTCTTGTGTAAAATTATCTGTTCTGGTTCTTCCGTCTGGAAGAATCAACATCACAACTTCTTTAGGAGTTTCTCCATTTTTAGAATAAAGGTTAGTCATTTACAATTTCCTCGTTTTTTTTTTTATTGTTTTTTTATCAACTAATTTCTTCATAAGAACATATAATATCCAAAAGTCCAGAAACACTTGATGAAGTTGCAGTCAAACTAGTATTTTCTTCCAAATAAATTGAAGATGATTTATCAATTAAAACCAAAGTTGAGTATGCAGAAATTGGAGTGCTATTTGCAATTTTAAATGCGGTGCCACCACCGGCCGCGGCCGTCCTATATGAAACTGTGGCATTTACTGAAGTTGATGTTGTATTTGCAATAATAACGTTATTTACTTTTATAACTTCATTAGTGGAAGCTGGAGCATTGAGGAAAACTGTTTCGGTGTTGCCAGTTAATGTTTTGTATGTGGTAATTCCAGTAATAGTTGTGACGTTTACAATATTTGGTGCTGACATTTTGTGAAACCTCTTTTTGTGAAATTTTTTTTATTTACATAACAAAAAATTTTGTTTATTTATCAACCAAAGACCATTGCCATTGCAATTGCTTTTCCTGTTGATGCCTTTGTGTTGATTGCCGTGAGAAGATTTGTGCCACCATCAATAAAATCACTTGCAGTGATTACACCAACAACATTGATACCAGAAGAGTCGATGGTAACACCAGCACCAACTTTGAGTGTGGTTACAGTAATTATTCCTACGTTTTGTATATTCCTACTGTCATCAATAACAGTAGTTCCTGAAATTTTAATTGCCATCGTCGTTGATTACTCGGCTTAAGTTATTATTATTTAGTATTTTTAAGTTCTTCAATTTGTTTCTGTTGTTCTTTCACTGCCTCAATCAGAACTCCAATCAGACCATTATAGTTGACTGATTTTACATCACCTTGAGTTACAAGTTCTGGAAGTACTTCTTCCAATTCTTGTGCAATCACACCATAAGAACTTCTACCAGTTTCTTTCCAATCAAATGAGACACCACGAAGTTGTTCTGTGATTTCTAATGCATTTCCTACTGTGCGAATATTCTCTTTGAGATTTATATCACTAGTAGAATTAAAATCAACTGCAGTCATAGCCCCCGTAGAAGGGTTATAAGTCAGTTTTGATGTTGAGATGCCTGATGCAGTAATAGTTCCTGATGTAGTTGCAGTAAAGAGTGGGAAGAACTCTTGGTTTGTTGTTGTATCATCAGCAACAGTAGAACCAGCACCAGTCAGTCCAGAACCATTACCAACAAAAGATGTTGCTGTTACTACACCAGTAACATTAATACCTGATGAATTGATTGTAACTCCACTACCAATCACCGCAGAAGTAGTAACATTAAGAATTCCTGTGGTGATTGCAGTACTTACAATATTTGCAGTATTTGCAATACCGGTTAGATTTGCTCCAGAACCAACAAAAGATGTTGCTGTTACTACACCAGTTACATTGATATTAACACCACTTAAATTAGTAATAGTCCCAGAAGTGCTATTCAGTGTTGTAATAGTTCCAGCAGTACCAGAAATATTAGTAATAGTCCCAGAAGTGCTATTCAGTGTTGTTAATGTAGAAACTCCAGTAATACTAAAACCAATATTAGAAGTATTTCCAGTATTTAAAACTGCTTGTAAATTTGGACTTGAAGCAGTACCAGTCAGATAAGTACCATCACCATAATAAGTAACGATGCCTGATGTTGCAGTAATAATACCAGAGACAATCTTAACAGTACCAATCGTTGCTGCAGTGCCAGTCAGGTTTGTTATGGTTCCATTGGTAATAGTTCCATTGGTACTATTAAAAGTCGTAATGGTTCCCACACCGGCATTCACATTTCCAATAAATGTAGTTGCAGTAACGATACCAGATGAGTTTATATTTCTTACAACTGCTAAATCATTTTGTGTAAACTGAACATTACCAGCAGCCAGTCTTGTACCTAATGGAAATTGAGTACTACCAATACCAACAGCATAGTTGATCAACCAAGCATCAGTTCCAAGTCCGGCAAAAGTACCAGACTTAAACCACATTATTTTCTTATATGTTGGTGGGTTAGTCTCAATCCCAGCAATGAATAACTGAACTAATGGTGTTCCTTCAGTAGATGCAAGTGCAACACCACCGTGATTTGCAGTATTATCATTAGAAACATCATTACCACTTCCGTCGGTTCTAAATCCAAGAACAATATCAGGGTCTGATATTTTAAGTTCGGTTGTAAATAAAGTCGCAGATGTTCCACCAATCGTAATGTTTCCATTCACATTTAAGTTACGATTAACTAATAAATCTCTTGTAACTGTTACGTCTTGTGGTGCAGTAAATTGATTGGGAACACTTAAAGTTGGTGTAGAACCTTCACCAGAAGTTACACTTACACTAATCTGGTTTGAAGTTCCGGTAATGTCTCTTACATAATCACCGGTTGTATCAGTTCCAAGTCCAACACTATTTGGTTGTATTGTTGCTGCTAATGATACATTACCAGTTCCATCAAAACTGATTGGAGAAGCAACAACATCACCAGTAATCTCAAAGGTTCTTGGTGTAACTAGTTGTGTTGCGGATGCTGCAATACCACTGACTGCACCACTAAATGTAGTTGCAGTTACAACACCAGTAATTCTTGCATCACCAACAACGTGAAGTTTTGATGTTGGATTTGTAGATCCAATACCAAGATTACCAGAAACATAAGTCCCACCAGTGACTTGAAGTCTTTGTGATGCTGTTCCTGTAGAAGTACCAGAACCAATTAGTACTGGTCCATTGGTGAATGTAGAGATTCCACCAACCGTAAAATTGGTAACTGCGATTCCGGTTGCGTTCAATGTCGCAATCGTACCAATACCAGTTACATTGAGGTTGGTGCTTCTTAAATTGGTACTATTAAAAGTCGTAATAGTTCCTGCAGTACCAGTAAGATTGGTACTGGTCAGATTGGTAACAATACCAGTTGTAATCGTTGCAATACCAGAAACATAAAGGTTCGTTACACCAATCCCACCACTAACGTGAAGAGTGTATTGTGGATTTGTGGTACCAATACCAACCTTATCAGTTACAATATCGGCAAAAATGAGATCGGTATTTACCTCCAATCCATTTTTTATGACGAAATTCTTATTGATCGCAGCCATAGGTGGAGAACGCCAACCTGTTAGTTATTATTATTTAGTTAATTTACAACTCTTAAAACAACCTTTGCAGTTCCTGTTGATCCACCTTGTTGTGTGGAAATCACTGTGATCGAACCATCAGTATATCCACTTCCTCCCCCACCTCCACCATTTATTCCACCATTTCCACCTGTTGCACCATTTCCACCTCTACCACCATTTGTAGTTCCATCTCCTGCAGTTTCATTAATTCCATAACCTGCCTTAAATCCTCTTGCGATTGAACCAGTATTAGTCAGTATCGTTCCATTAGACAATCTAAATTGTGTAGTTCCCACATCTAGACAAGCACTGAACCCTTGTTGTCTCCAATAAACACCTCTATGACACGATAAAACTCTTCCACCATTTGGAGAAACTGCTTTTGTATCTGGAGACACTGCAGTTAAGTTCGTTGCCGAACCAAAAATTCCGTTTGCGGGTAAATTTCCTGCAGTAATAATTGTACCACCAGATCCATTATCTCTTCCAAATCCGGATTGACCACCAATATTTACTCCTCCACCAAAACCACCTTTACCCGAAGTTCCTGCATTTCCTCCACCACCAACAGCAGCAATTAAGTTTGCTTTTCTATAAAGAAATGGTGCATTAATACTGCTTATAAGTCCTGCAATTACATATTCGGTGTTTCTTAACATTGTAAATCTTATTCTAGAAAATCCACCCTCACCACCAGCATAAGAACCTTTATCGGAACCCTTTCCACCATAAAGATCCATTTCAACATTAATGTTTCTATCTGGAGCATAAAAACTATATAAGTTTGTGCTTAAATTTTCCACAATATCTGTAGAAGTAACTAAAAATTGATAGTCACCATTAAATAAATTAATTGTAGAAATTAATGCAGTAGTATTTGTGATTGCCTCTACATTTATATTAAATTGTTGAGTGTCTGATACAGTAGCAAAATTTACAACATTAGAAATAATTGGTGAGTTTGTTGCATTAATGTTTGAAACAACACATCTTATTGTTTGTATACCAACAATATCTGATTTGATTGTAAGTATCGGAGTTTTAGTTCCAGATACTGTTGTATTTCTAGTGGTTGTTGTTGCAGTTGTAGATACTGCGGTGTATTTGAGATTAGCATACCCACTGCCACCATTTGTCCATTGACTTTGTAATGTGGACAATTCAGGACGATATTTGCTTCCACCACCTGAACCTCCTCCACCACCAGAACTATTATCTTCTCCTGCTCCGCCACCACCTCCTCCGGTAGCACCCCCCCCTCCTCCACCACCACCAGCACCATCACCACCCTTATCTCCACCGGTTCCACCACTTGTTGTTTGAATTGTTGATGTAGTGGCATCAAAACCTCCACCACTACTTCCACCAGAACCAGATGCATTGAGAGAACCACCACCACCACCTCCACCACCGGCAGCACACATTACAAGAAGAGATCCATCAATCACACCAGAGGCAGAACCCCCACCTCCTCCACCACCAGACCAACCACTCTCACCGGCACCACCACCTCTACCTCCAGGTGCAATATTACTTAAACCAGCACTACCATAGGCACCAAAGTTTCCAGTACCTCCACCATTTCCACTACTGCCAACAATAAAAGATAAAGTTCTGGTTGTTCCTGATACGTATGTAAATTTTCCAACACGGCCAGAACCTCCTCCACCACCAGATCCACCACTATCACTTCCACCCCCACCACCTGCGGAACCAGCAATTGTTATTTCTATGTTTGTTGCACTTGCTGGTAATGTAACTGTAGCACTACTTGAATAATTAAATTCTTGTGGGGTGGCAACTGTTGTAGATGTTGTTGTGGATGAAACAATCACACCATCATCAACATTTTGACCATTCAATTGCCACTGATAAGATACACCAGACCCAAAAGAAGTATCAGTTAAACTTGCATCAATATTAAAGGTCGTATTTGTATTTAAAATTGCCTGACCATCTGTTGGTTGTGCAATAACTTCTATTAAAGGATATACTGTGAGAATACCTACAGTAGAACTTAATGGATCATTAATTGCATTTCCAGTTGAACGTGCCGTACCTGCAGTGACTGGTGATGATGATTGATATGCAGAGGGAACATAATCTGCAGTAAGAAAAAATCTTCTATTATTATCAGTAGGAGTAATTAAATTTGTAATCGTAAGTGTTGTAGTTGCAGTTCCAGTTACATTTGTGCTATTGCTTAATGGTCCAACATCAGATTCATACCACTGATATGCGATACTCCCAGTTCCAGATGCTGTTGCAATTCCAGTAAAAGTAGCAGTTCCTCCTCCGGTTGATCCAATACTAACACCAGTAGATGCAACACCAACAGGATTTTGAGTAAATGATAAAATAGGTCCGTTTAGATCTAAAGTTGTTTGTTTCATTTTACTTTGTTTTAGTTAGCAAAGTTTTGACCGACAACCACTCCATAAAGTCCTACACTGGTAATATTACTACCATCAAAAGTTTTAAAGATGTAAATATCAGAACGACTTGCTGTTGGAGTTACAATCGGAAGAACACCACCACCAGGCCAATAAACAGGAATTGTAGCATTAACAGAATCCCTAAAGGTATCAATACCAACAGTACGACCACCTGTAGAATCCTGATCTATTTTAATCGTAAATTCAGTGGATGCAGAAGGAGGGTTGAGTAGATTAAACTGATTAATATTACTTGTTGCAGTACAAATAAATGATTGTGCCTTAGAAAGGTCTATGGTTACCTGATTTGCAACAACCGATAAGTATTCTATATTTTCACTATATGTCTTAAATCTTGTGTGACCTTCTATATCAAGTTTTGCTCTTGGTACTGTAGTTCCAATTCCAACAGAAGTAGAATCTGTTGTAATTATGGTTCCACCAGTACCAACATTAAATGTTGTTGCAGTAATAATACCTGCACGAATGTTACTTGATGAACCATCTAATCGGAATGATGTGGAGGTCAGCATTCCACCAACGACTACATCTTGAGTCGTTGTAAATCCTGCAAAGACTGCTCTACCATTCACATAAAGTGAAGTTGATGATGAACCAACAGCACCAAGTTCCAAATTAAATCTTGGAACAGAAGTACCAATACCAACATTATTCAGTGCAGTATTGTATATTCCTCCGGTTATTTGAGTCCATCCAAGTGCAGCAGCATTTAGGTTTATAAGAGAACTACCATCACCAGAGAAAAAAGATGCAGTAATTGTTCCACCAATATTTGTGTTTCCATTCACATTCAGTTTAAATTGATTTGCAGTCGTTCCAATTCCAACACCACCAGTTGCATTCACAGAGAAGAGTGAAGAACCTGCACCGATTACAAGTCTAGAGGTTCCTGCACTGGTGGTTGCAATACCGACACGATCAAAAATCATATGATTTTCAGTTTTAGAAATGCTTATATTTCCAAAACGATACCAATCATTTTCTAGAGTATAAATCCAACCAACATATCCACCCCGATTTGGGTCTGCATAATATGCAATATCTCCAGGATTTCCTGAAACTGTTGGTTGTGTGACTCCAACAGTATATTTACGTGATACTGTTGCATCTCCCTGAAGGAAAATACTATTTGCCTCAATTCCATCAGGTGCATTTGAGGTAATCTTTTGATTGAAGATTACTGGACCATCAAATTCAGAGATGAGTGTCCCGTCTGTTCCACCCTCAACACGAATCGAACGAGAAACTGAAATTTCAAGAGGAGTCAGGGCATCAAATCCGACACTCACTGCAGATAAAATATCTTCTCCGGTCACAGTCGGAATTGGAGAATCAAAGACCTGTTCTTGTCCTGTTGCAGAGTTTACTTTCTTATTTCCCACATAAAATGCACCACGATCATTCATTCCTGTAAATACAACCAGACCACCATTCACTTTGGTGGATTGTGAGAGTAGTTCTTCTTGATCTGATAGAACTCTATCTTGACGATCTGGGAATGCCGTAGAATAGTTTCCTGGACCAAATCCAACATACTCAAAGGTATGTCCAGATGCACGAATAATAGAGTGTCTTCTTAATTCAATCGGACGAAGTTTAATTCTACGAACAACAGAACCATTATTGTGAGAAGTTGCATTAGTACCATAAATCCCTCTAAATACTGATATTGGATTGGTTATATATCCAGGTCCACTAACATTGCTGGTAGAAGGTGATGATTTTATTCTCATTATTTCAGAATCAATCAACAAATAATCTCCAATATTCAAATCTAAACTGGTGATATTTGTAATATTAAAATTAGCAGTCGTTGCATCATTAATTGCAGAAGAAAGAGTTGTTGTAATCCCTGCATATTGTGGTTCCAATCTTCCGGCAATATTCTCATCTTCCGGAGTAACTGTTCCCCCTTGTGATCCAAATGCCTTGATATAGATTGTTTTTGCTCCTGTTGTGGCCGGAGATGTGGTTCCGATTCCAACAAAGGTTTCGAATTGAACCAGACTATTGACTTTTTTAACCAGAAAATCTGAATTAAAGAGAGAAGAGTTTGCTCCACCAATGGTAATTTTATTCCCAACTGTTAATCCGTGATTCTGAATCGTGGTAATCGTTGAGATTCCAGTTACATTATTATAAGTAAGTGTAGTAATATCAATTGATTTCCCTGCATTAATTGCTCGTGAATATGCAGTTACAGTAACTCCAATTCCAGTCGTAGAGGCATTTCCAACTGCTGATGCAGATTGGACCTGAAGTTGTTTTATATTTCCGGTTGCAATACCAGTGATTTTATAGACAGTATTATAACCATCCAGAGCAGCAGGAACCACTCCGGCAACTGTGAGACATTCTCCAATATGATTATAAACTCCGGTTACAGTTACATATCCTTGCACGAATCCAGAAGTTGTTGCGACTCCAACAACCGCAAGAGTATTTCC